TGATTGCCTTTTTCTATTTCTTTGTCTATTGCGCTTTCCCATAATTCAATACATCCCGCCCTCTTAACTTTCGGGTTTCCAGTCATTACTAGCCCTTGAAGCTCTGGTGCTTCAATTGAAAATGTTGCACCTGAGCCTTTAGTTAATCTCCAGTATCCGTTGAATTCAGTAACTTCTGATTCTGAAATTAAAATATTATTCGATGGTCGAAATTCTACGCCGACATTTACAGTAAAATCAATTTCAGTGTTTGTTGTGTCTGCTGCTGTCAATATATTTGTGATTTCAGTGCCTAGCATGAACTGTTCAAGCCCGTTTGTAAGCGTACACCATCCGTCAAATATTTTGCCCGGAAATGGGTTTTCAGAATAGCCTGGGTTTAATATTCCTTCTTCTGCCATTACTTGTAGAACTTCCCCTACTTGATCTTCATCTGCATTTGACTGTCCAGTGTTAAAAATCATGTTTACAATTGTAACTTCAACATCACATGCCAAAAGTCTAATTGAAAATGGCAATACTGGATTTCCATCTTTGTCTTGATAATTTCCTGTACCGTCATATTCAAAGTCAACGATTGAGTCAACATCTGGGTCAACAATCCATGTTGCGCTATATTGCATTTCATTAGTAGGGCTAATTGCCGTAGAAGTAATTGCCGTGGTTGTTTCTTCTGAGGGTAAAGCTTTGTCTTTTACAAAGCTAGTTCCAACATGGCTAATAAAAGTCACGTTCCCGTTATATACTACATCATGTACAGTAATGCCCATTATGTTAATCCAAAGTTTATACTAGTTCTTTGCCCGTCTATTTTTGCAAAAAAGTTAGATAGTGAAATTGCTAATGGATCTGTTTCTATTATTGAATATGAATCCACAGAAGCGGGGTTTACATTCCATACTAATGTTATTTTTCCAAATCCTTGAATATCCATTTCAATATTATTTATTCCAACAATTTGTGTTATTCCTGCTGCACCCATTCTTACAACTGGTCTATCTAGTGCCGTGTTTACTGTTATTTGAAATATCTGCTCACCGCTTAAAAATGAATTGTCTATAACTCCAAACGGTGAACCGGAAGCTACCAACCTAACTCCAACTAAATTAGCCCCGTCATTTTCTGCATCTATTTTATATTCAAATAAATTTCCACAATTTTTTAACCCAGCCCATCCACGAATGGCTTTTAAAATAAAAGAGTCGCCACCAAAAACTGTAGTAATAACAGGTACGATGACCGCGCCTATAACTGTTTGCTGTAATGGCATTTAGCCAGCAATCCCTATTTTAAATGCAGCTGTAAATCCGGATACTGTCAATTGTACATTAACGCCAATCCCGCAACGAATCCGTTTTTGCTCACCTGCAAACATTGCCCCTTCTGTATATGGCTCCGTAACTCCGTCACCATTTATATACCCTATTACTACAGTTCCGCCCATAATCGTTGGGGCATAAACAGTCACTTCTTGTGAATTAGTAGATAGTCCATTTATTGCAAGCGGGAAATCTCCATTAGAGGTTACACTAATAAATCTCATTATATCTCCAAAATTGGTGATGCAGTGCACCTGCATTGAAAGTCTTGCCCGATATGACCATTAGCAACATTTTTAACGTTCTTACCAGCTAGCCCGCGCTTTTTGCTTAGGTCTGTTGTAAGTATTATGCCTGAAGACCATTCTACTTCCAACCCATTCATTTGCTTGTGGTTTGGCCTTACTCGTGAATCCTTGCTTGTCACCCACTTGTATTTACGAATGCCAGCCTTTTCTTGTCTGAATCTATTAAGCCCGTTTACCGCTCGTTGTGTTTGATCTCTAGCAATAAACTTTGCATTGTTAGCTGTTGAGCCGGTAAAAATTTCTCTTAGCTGTTTCTCAAGTGTTGCGCTTTTGCTCTCTTGACCGGTCAATGAGTTGTTAATTAAATCTACCGCTCGTTTCCGTGTAGACTCTTTTAAGTTGCCAATTTGGTCAACATTTACCTGAACCATTGATTCAAGCAAATCAGCTATACCAGCCTCGTTAACAAATCCAGCAACATTAATACCTGCAGCTGTTGAGGTTGTTTCGTAAAACTTTCCTGCATGCCATTCGTCCATGTTGCCTACTAATTCGGTAGCTTGAGACTCCAAATCATCCCACCAGGGCATTTTATTGAAGCTCTCCTCTATACCTCTCCTAGCGACTTCTAAGCTGCCAGCACTTATATACTGCTCCATTACGACTTTCTTTGTTTCGTCAACAGCACTAAGCAACGCATTCCTATGTATCACTTCTTGCCTTCTAGACGGCTCAATAGGGCTTAACAGAAACTCCTCTTTCTCCTTTTCGAGGGTCTTTCTATTGGCCTCTATTCTTTTTGCCTGAGCAACTGATACCGCCATTATAATCCTTCGTCAGGTTCAAATTCTTCAGGTTCCTTTATTAGGTCTTCAAGCTCTTTAACATATTTACTATCAACACCGCTATATGTATTATCTTCCATTAAGTCTTTAGCAACTATAGCTTGGTTTAATACGCCCGAAGCTAAATATGCTGTATCCCTTTGTGATCTGTTTAGTTCTAACTCTGCTTTTTCCTTTTCTGACATTTGCCATAATGGATTAAACTCAAAGTCTAATTCTCCGTCTTCAGCTTCTCTACCAAACAATGACGCGAATATTATTCGATCAAGATATTCAAGTTTCGGCCTTAAATCTACCTCTTGCCTCGCAGAAAGGTGGTCGTAATAATTGCGTATATCCGACTCTCCAGTGCTGCTCATGCCTCCAGGACTCGTTCCCAGAAGTCGTGTAATTGGTATATCTGCTGCGCCACCGGCAATAGATAACATCTTTTCGATTATCTCAACTATACCTGTAAATTGCTGTGTGTTTGTTATGTACTCTTCGTCAGCGTCAAGAAGTAGCATTCTATTCATTGACTTCTGCATTTTGGCAACTGAGAATCTATTTCTTAATTGCGCTTCAGATTCAGGATTACTAAGCATATGCATTAAATCGGTAACTTTGATTATATCAACTGTAGACTCGTGCAGTAGAGCGCCTACAGATTCTTGGGCCTCAGCAGCTCTTTTTAACACTGTTGACATATGCTCAATATAAGACTTTCCCCAATATTGGTTTCTTCTACGTCCTGACAATGGAAGCTTCACGCCTTCAAATCGGCATACCCGAGAATGATGAATCTCTGTGCTCGATGGCGCTATTCTATAAGTCTCTGGAAATCCGTAATTTTCTTCAAGTGGAGAATGGCTTATTTTTCCAGTGTGTAAAAACTGCCTATCAGATACGATTAAATATTTTAACCCTTCTTTTTTTACTTGTGATATGTCAATTGGAAACCAAGGCTGATGTAGGTTGCCATCGTCAGCATTAATTATTATGCCTGCGCCACCGTATAATCGACCCCATGTCATGGCATCTTTTATCTTTTCCCTAAGATTTAGTCGTTTTTCTTCTGCCATGAATTTAGTTTTCATATCGGCATCCATGCTGCCTGTCATTTTTCGCCATTCACGAGTCATATCGAAAGGAGGGAGATTGCATACCTTTCCACTTAGCCAATCAGACGAATAAGCAGCGTCCAATTCTTCAGCTGACATGTGTACTTCATGAAATTCACTGCCAACAGATTTATCCATACCGGATACGCCAAGGCCCGTTAGCAGGTTCTGCAGTGAGTCAACCATTTTAATTTTAGGAAACATATTTTTATTTACGCCTATATTATGTTTGAATACTTCATACGTTTTCGGCTGTATCTCATTGTCATCATTACCGAGTCTGCGAGGTTAGGAGACTTTACCTTAAATTTATTCTTCATCACTTCTTTCGTGTAAAGCTCTATTTTGCCGGCCCCGTTGTCTGGCTTTACTGGCATCCTGCACAGCTCACCACGGAGTTTATTTAATAACTTTATATCAGAGCTAAAGCTTATCAAATCATCGTGATCAAAGCATTGGCCGTGTACTACATACAAATATGTTCTGTAGCACCTATCCCGTAGATCAATATAATATTGCGCTCGCTTGTTTTTGAACACATCTTTTATCTTGACTTGCCCCTTAACA